CAGGACTACCACGGCAAATACCCGTATTATTCCTTCCCCCATGTGACGTTAGATGTCAAAGCGAATTATTGGAGAACCTGGGTAATCGTTAACCGGTATAAGCTTTACAGCTTTCCGGCTGCGAACTTCCCAGACTTCAAGAATCCTTTTTCGATAACTCACGTGTTAAATGGGTTGGCTCTGCTACGGGCTGCCTTTAAGTAGTTTTGCTAGATACCGATCCATTGATTTTAATCAAGGAACATATCTATGGCTCTTAGAGCCGATGTGAAGCTGTCCACTATCCTGTCGCCGACTGAATTAACTTCATCGACTACGGTGGGAGTGGATAAAACGTTTGGCCCCGAACGCGAAATCGCACCTGGGGTTATACGTTACGTTGACCGATCCGGCGGTATTGCGGTCGGTTATCCGTGGTTTACCTTTGCGTTGCGCCCGCCTACTAAAGCGAGCAATATGTATAGGGCAAGCCTGAAAGTTGGGATCCCCACTTTGGCCACTGTGACGGCATCGACTGCTTCCGGGATTATCCCGTTGGCACCGGTAGCCTATCAACATGGTTTTATTGGGGAATGGCTGTTGCCTTCAGTGGGCACCAGTGCTGAGAGAGCTATGCTCTTCAGCATTGTACGCTCGCTGTTTGCAACTACTATCACTGCTAGCGATGCGGCACCTACCGATGCAACTGGTAGTCCGATCGTGGCAGCGGTGGCGACCTTCGAACCGCCATATTAGCGGCTAAGAAGGAGCCTCCCTATCATGTCTTCCGAGAAGCGTGACAAGAGCGCCCTTTTAAAGGAGCTCAAAGCTTTCCGTGTACCCTCTGAAGTGACTTCCGAGGCCGTCGTTCTGTTTCTTGAATCCCTGAGTTGCCCTCGAGCTCTTACCGTTGCTATGCTCTACCGTTCCGGTGAGCATGCGCAGTTGGCTGAGCTTAAGTTTGACCCGCTTCACTATGATACTTTGGTGAAGTTAAGGGATGCTTACGCGGCGACAGCATTGATGTCAAAAGCCAAATTCTTAGAATCTGGATATGATCTCGATGCTCGTGCGCTGGAGAAGTTCGAAAAATTCGAGCTTCTCTGTAAGTCAACCAATCTCTCATTTAACAACTTAGCTACTCATCCCTTATTTAAAGGACGAGTCGTTTTTCTGCACAATGCAGTCATTCGTAAAATCGCTAAAATTGTTGGAGAGATAAGTTATCAAGATTTAGTCTCGGCGGCTAATTGGGGCCCTGGCTCTACAACGCTTATTCCTAAGCGTTACGCCAGTGCAGCCAATAAGTTCCAGTTCGAAACTGGAGCTACACGCAGATTGCTTAACCTATTCCCCGTCGATGCCTTCCGAGATGCTTATCCCGGGTGGTTCACCGATGCCTCAAAACTTGAAGGTTTCTCGTTCAAGTCGGAGGCTGGGAACAAGGTTACCACTGTTCCTAAGGACGCAACTGCTAACCGTGTCATTGCTATTGAACCAGGGTTTAATCTCTGGTTTCAGAAGGCGATTGGCATGTATATGCGGAAGCGTCTCCTCAGGTATGGGGTCGACTTAAACTTTCAGAGTAAGAATCAATCGCTTGCGCTTGAGGGTTCAACAACTCTTAAGTTAGCGACAATTGATTTCTCATCTGCTAGTGATAGCGTCAGTAGGAATGTAGTCCGAGAGTTATTTTCTCCTCGGATGTACACTCTAATGGACGCGTGCCGATCTCATTTCGGCGTTCAAGACGGCCCTCCACGTCAATGGGAGAAGTTTTCCTCTATGGGAAATGGATTCACATTTGAAGTGGAGTCGCTTATTTTCTACGCAACCGCTTTATGCTGCGTAGAATACTTGCAGGTTCCCCTGTCGCGAGACAGTGGATATACTGTGAGTGTTTACGGAGATGATGTTATTATCCCCGTAAATTGTCTCGAACTTTTCGCTGAGATGTGCCTCTTCTACGGTTTCACGATGAACATGAAGAAAAGTCATTTCGCTTCATGTTTCCGTGAGAGCTGCGGTAAGCACTATCACTCAGGGATCGAGGTAACTCCCATCTATCTGAAAGATAGACTAACCACTATTCCGGCCGTTTTTAGGTTCGCGAATGCTGTTCGGAAGCTTGCTCACAGGAGGAATTCGTATTCCTCATGTGATGCAAAATTCAAGAAGCTATTCGATTACCTAGTGTCTGTCATTCCGCGAAGATTTCGTTTGCGGATTGACACGATGCTTGGTGATGGCGGTTTCATCTCTAATTTTGATGAAGCCGTTCCCACAAAGACCTCACAATATTACACGAACCCGAAAGGTGTTCGTGTACTTTCAGGTACCGAAGGGTACCGTGTGAAGCACTTGACGGATAAAGGAAAAACCTTTAAAAGTGGGGTGTACGGGCTATTACTAGCTCGACTATGGGCACTCGAACGAAGAGGTCTAAAGACTAGCCTCTTCCGAAGCCGAGTCCGACTCTACGAGATCATGAACCCCCTTCAACCTAAGATGTCTGTACAAGGTCCGAACTGGATCGAGTATATAACACCGTGGGGATTCAGTCGACTTCATCCGTTCCTTACTGACGCTAGGTTGCGAGAAATTGCAGCCATTGCGACAGAGGATCTGCCAGAGACGAATAATGACGTCCCTGTTCCAGGTAAATCGGTAATGAAGTTCTCGCAGGGTTGGGTGGCACAGTGGTACGATCTAGGGCCGTGGTTGTAAAACCATTGGCACCGGGTCTGCAATCATGCTAGTCCTTAAAACGGATTAGTTCCGGCTCTGTTCCTTTCCAAAAGATAGGAGCACCCTGGGGGGAGATTTTCTCCTTAAACGGTTG